GTTAAAAGTCCTTCTTGGTCAATAACTACGACATGCATTTCGTCATTAGTTGCATTCACATCAGTTGCAAAAGGTGATGTTCCTGGTGCACCGTCAAAGTTTGCTGCATATGTCCAAGTAGCGAAGCGACCTGCAGAATCAACGGCTGGTAGAATATTAACAGAAATACTATTTCCTAATTCTCCAGGATATCGTGATACAAATGTGTGAGCGTCCGAATCCAAACCGTTAATTTGGGCATCGAATGCAGTTTTGTTGTTTACAGTTGGAGCACCGCTAAATGTAGCTGGTTTAACTGCTCCTTGTAATTTGCTAGAATAAGCATTCTTAGCTGCGCTAGTTGCCTCACGTACTACAAGCATATTGCTTGAATAACGGAGGAAATAAGCAGCGGAATGCCAATCGATGGTGTTGTCAGAGTCGGGTGCAGCAAAGTTACTTACTAGCTCAGCTTCGTTAGAAACTCGTACTCTTTCTCCGACTGGACCCCACCGAAAATTACCTACAATTGCGCCAGTAGTTGACTGAACGTTTGGAACGCCACCAGTCAGATCTATTTCTTTGACGACAACCGCTGGTGATTCAGACGGTGTACCTAGTGCCATTTTTTTATCTTCCTTGTTAAAATTATATGAATCATAATACGAACAGTCAATTTACAGTGTTATTTATAATATTATAAATTTGGATCGTATTCAATTGCCCATTCTGAATTACGATCATTTTGATCTAATTGATTCATATAATCTGTGCCATCATCAATAAATCCAAATGGAACTATATTCTCATCAATTTCTCGCATTCTCTCTGCAAACATCATTTGTTTCATATTAATATTTGTCATATCAAGAAAATAACTACCAGTACTAAAATACCCAAACATAACTAAATTCATCATTAAGTCATCATGATTTCCATCTGAAGCTTCGTATGATTGTCCTCTTGCCTCAAATGTAGATATTTCTAATATGGTTTGTTCATCAACAATATCTAGTTTTCCAGTTTCAATAATATCTTTAATTGCTGAACAACCCAATCTTTTACTTTTTCTTGTAATTTCAATTCCAAGCGCGTTAGCTTTAATGGCTGATTCTACATGCACATTTTCGTATTCTAAATCATGCCATAAACCATTGCATACTAAAGAACCTTGATCATTTGATTCTACAACAACATATGCATTATTGTAGGATTTTGCGTATTTATATATAATATTAGGGAAGAGTAATGGAGAGATAGTGTTATTGCGATATACAGCAACCTGTGCAAACGGAGTTACGCTAATATCGATTAAATTAAAAGTAGAATAATCCTGACCTCTTCCCTTACTTACATCTACTGTCATTATATAAGCATGTTTCTCTTTAGTCTCCTGATATATTTTTAAGAGACCACCTTCTAATGTGCTTATTGGTGCTTTAGCCCTTAAACCCATCAGTGTTTCGGCATTGATTAATGTATCACCGGTGCCAAAAAATGTATTCCCAAATTCTTGATCGAACTGTAATTGACTGGTATTTGCTACAGTTTGGGCTTTCCAGTTGTCATCACGTCCAGGTACATCATGCCAATCAACACGGAAATTCTTAAACTCATTTACTCCTTGGACAGCTCCTTCCCAAACCTTATGAAATTGGTTACCAATGCCATTAGCTGTTGATGTAATGATAACTTTAGTTTCCTTACCCGCTGAGATAACTGGATATGTCGAAGTATAAAATTCGGCAGCACGTTCAACAAAAGCAAACTCGTCAAGATAAAGAAGATTAACTGACATGCCACGAATAGAGCTACCGGAAGTAGCAGCAGCGATAATACGGGAATTATTGCTGAATTCCAAAGAACCTTTATTGAGTGCTTTAGATCCAGGCTGAAGAAAGAAAGGAATGTTTTCAAGCATAAGCGTAATTCTTGATAACATTTCTCTCGCGGTTGCACCTTTGTTGGCCAATACCGCAATTGTTTTTTCAGTATGAAAAAGAGCAAACCACAGTAGATAAGCACATGCCGATATAGACTTTCCAGATTGTCTGCAAGCCAAGATAATTGAGAAACGATTGTCGTTAAAATGACTAAACATTTCTTTTTGATACGGGTAAAGTTTGAAAGGAACAAGTCCAGAATCGAGTGATATAACTTTAACATATTTTTCAGCAAAATAAATCGGGTCATCCATACATTGTTTATATTCACGTAAAAGCTCCGGAGTCCATGCTTGTTGTACACCGTCTCTTTTTACATTAGGATTCCCGAGATACGTTTCGTTCTGGTGTGACATCAACTATATCATCTCCATTCTGTAGAAGACGTTGTATATCTGCAGTTGAACCAAGAAACACATTATTAGTCTGCTGACCAATCTGTGGTTGTTTTGATTCTTCTTCTGCCTTTTGCAACAAGTCTTTTTGTTTTTTATTCAAATCCATTAATTTATCATTAACGTCTGATGTATTCTTAATCAATCCAGCCAAAACTTCATACGCTCTTGGATGCTCACTTTCTCGTGCTACTTCAATCATAGATTCTAAGGCGTCTTTACCTTTCTCTACAAGTTCGTAGTATGTTTGGCGAGAATATTCGTAATCATTTTTTAAATTATCTGGATTATCACTCATTATATTTACCTATTATAAGGCTGCAATTCTTGTTTGGAAATCAGCAAAGTCAGCACTAGCCGCAACTTCTGCTTGTAAAGTTGCTAAACTAATATAAGTAGTACTTGCATTAGTTTGCGTTAAGTAAGTGGTACTTGCATTGTTTTGTGTTAAGTAAGTGCTACTAGCATTAGACTGTGTTAGATAGGTACTACTTGCACTAGTTAATGTCAAATATGTATTACTAGCAGCGATTGTCGATAGATATAAGTTTTCGACATTAGTTATTTGTCCGGCTAAATCAGTAAAATTACCATCAAGCTCTGCATGAGTTAATTCACTACCTTTAGTGCCGCGTAATGTAATAGTCATTTATTTCTCCTATGAAATAATAGTATTAAAACCAAAGTCGCTATCAGCACTTACTCCGATAGGTGTTGGCGTAGAAGATATTCTTTCTATTCGACCAGCTGAATCGTTGATTGACTCAAGATCAGTAAACAAATCAATTTGTGATTCGGTAATTACTGCGCTCTCAGCGTCAAGCGGACCGTAATATTGCAATTTCATTTCAAATGTCAACGTATATATTATTGTTCTACGATTTTGTAAAGATCCATCATAGTCATCAGTAAAATCTATACCTTGTATAATGATAGGAATATCTTCTACAAAATCAGAATATTTGTCAGGAAATGGTTTTACTGTTACTGTGTATTGTGGATTAAAAGTGGGTAAAATTTGTTCTACAACTTGCAATGCGTCATCATGTGTTTTTGCATATACGTGTAAGGTAAAATTAATATTATATGGCACAGGAGAATACATCTTTGTGCGTTTATTAATTTGACTGCCTGGTTGAGAAAAATTACTAAGCTTTGTTAGTTGCCGTGTAGTATCATATTGAATGCCACTAATTTCAAATGACGCGCGCGGTAATTTAATTGCAACATCTTCATCTGTAGTAAGATTTGGATTTTCTTTAAGTCGATCAATATAACGACTTTTAGGTGCATAAGCTAAAGGTAATTTCATTTGCGTAATCACTGCACCAGCCGAATTTTTGCGAAGGACATAAATGTTATTAAACAGTCTACCAAATATAGCAACTGCTTTACGAGTTTTTTCGTGGTAGAAATGTGAACCAAACATTAATTATTCTCCGCATCACCAAATGGATTATTTTCTGAGAAGTCTAAGAAATCATCAGATGTAGTAGTAAAATCTTCATTCTGCTCGTTATTAGATAGATTATTAATTTCAGCAACACTCTTCACAAATAATCCGCTTACACTATTATTAGTTGTATTTATTACTGCAGTATCTACTATAAAATTGTGGAATTTACCATCATCTGCACCCGAATGAATCAAATATAAATGTCTATTTGAATCGCCATTAGAATCTAATTGATAACGAGCAACCTCACCACGCATAGTGGTATTAGCCAAAGTTTGTGATATGTTATCGCCAATAGCATATGCGCTATCAATAATATTATTTCCACCAATGAAATTAATTTCTGGTGCAGAATCATATCCACAACCAGAGTCTATAATAGTTATGGCTCTAATAACATTATTTACAGAATCTAACTGTGCATTTATTTTCGCTGTTCTATAATCCCAATTCTCTTCAAAGACCGGAGTAGTATTTCTATAATAATCTTCTGCAGAGTCAGGCACCCAATTACTCCAAATATCCATAAAACGCTGGCTATCTGATGGACTACTTGTAAAATTAAAATTATCAATCGTTCCATTAATACCTTTATATGAAGATACTGGATTAGAAGTTACACTATGCGGGAATATAGTACCTAATGGAGATGCATTATCAGAATCATGTCCTAAATTTATTGTAGCTCCTGAATCCCAGAAGTTACCTTGTCCTAAGTACATAGTATGACCTGCATTAAAATAATTACCACTAGGCGTATGTGCTGAATCAACTCCAAATCTCAATTGATTTTGTGATACTTCAATCTTAATAAAATGCCAATTATTTTGAGTAATAGCGTTAGAAGAATCCCACCATGTGCTTATAACGCCTAGCATAGATCCTGCGCTATCTGCTACCCAACTTAAGCCTAAGTGACCACCGCTATCAACGAAAATACGATAGTTTTGACCCCAAACAATAGTACTCGGAATAACTGAATCTAAATTAATCCACATTGACATCATGTTATGACGAGAAGCAGCTTGATAATTACTATCGAGAGTACCTATTAGTACCGTGTCATCAGAGTCTAAATTTAACGCACCACAACCAAACTTATATTCTTGACTATCAATCATAGCAAGTGTAAATCTGCTGCTATCGAATGCTGGTGGATCTACAACAACTGTTGGCTTAGTAGAGTAATAACGACCACTGTCTAATAGTGATATGCTTGTAAGTCTTGCCATTATGTAATACTCGCTGTAGCTACCGCTTTACGTGGTGATTTAAGTGTTAATTCATGAGTGTATGCGTATTTTCTTTCAACAGCATCGAGATCAGTAGTAAGAAGATCAAAGTCTTCACCACTATATTCGAACAGTTGACAACGCATCTTAAATACTGGTATATTTTCAATCTGATAAAAAGGCTGCTCATGCTCTACATGCATAATTTCAAATATTTTATTAGTTAAAGATAGGTATATAAGATCGCCTTCGGCTGGTCTTACACTTGTAATATCACTATCATGTCTTTTTACTTGATTAAGCCATCTACGACGAGACACTACAAACGTAGCTTCATCTCTGATCTCTACACCAAATCGTGTAAATAAATCACCTTCACCGTCAAATCCTTCTACATTCTCAATATACATCTCGATCTTATGAGATGAATTAAATGATGATTCTGCATCAGCTCCAAATATAGTATCGTAATTTACTAAATCTCTGGGAATATAATACACATTTTGGCCATATATCTGAAGAGCCTCGATAACGAGATCCTCATACATATCCATTTCACTTCTGACTTTTTCAGAGAAATAAAAATTACGTCCCATATCAACCTACCATTAACGGAGGGCCAAAAGAAAAATCTTCGTGCAATCTTTCTTTTAGTCTTTCAATTTCTGCAGTAGCATCATCGTATAGTTGTCTTCCGTTAAATGTTACTCCTCCAGGCAATTGTACACCTTCAAATTTAATTAAGTTCATGCCCCATTGCTGTTTAATAAGCTGAGTAGCGTATTCTTTCAACCACCAATCATTCCACACTGTATTATTACTTGCTGTATCTACGGTGGTGTAGACGTCTAATATAATATATTCATCTAACCTTAAATCACCATCAGCAAAATCACCGTGAATCATTAATTTACTTCCGTGTCTTTGCCATTGGATTTGTGGTATACCATTTAATTTCATATCTAGCATAGAGAGATATTGTTGCATTTGCTCGTAATATGCTAAATCTCCTGCAAAGTTTTGCAAATCAGCAATATCATTTAACATCATTTGATATTTGATGTCAAAGAAATTTACTGAACTACCAAACGCAGATGATATTGGAAACATTTTATTTACAAATAAAACATTAGATGGTAATGTGATAAATTCGTCTGTAATATTCTGTGCGGTAATTTGATGTTTTAAGAACGTACGAACTGTGGCATCATAATGATACTCTTGCCAATATTGCAGAGCTTCATCAACACGATCTTCAATTTGAAAATCATCGACGTTAATCTCTAATACTGGATCCCCGAGTTTGCGCTTACAGTAATCTATAAGCGTTGTTCTAGAATTAGGTACAGCCATAAAATAGTCTCCGATTAAAATTATCTAAGACTATTTATATGTTTTTTGAATTAAACTTAACCACTAAATTGTGAGGTTGGAGGTGTAAAGTTCGCCGTGTATCTAGCAAGCCCTTTAGTAATCCTTATATCTTGCGCATAACCATTTAGATAACCATTTGTTCCGCCGCCATATTGCCAACGACCTATTCTAAG